GCATATTATATTTATTTATATCTGTTCTATATAACCTACTTTGCTCTGTAAGGTTGAAAGATTCCTTTGCAAAGGGGTTCTTTTCACCAGCAGCTACTGTTTCAGTCTGAACTTTAGTTGTCGTTGCTCCACCGCCTTGTGGTCTTGGATTCTTTTGCACCCATGCTGGCATTTTTGTAATGGCCCAATCTTTGACAGGTGTTCTGTTATATCCATCAACAACTACAACTGTTCCATCCGCTTCTCTTGCGAGTTGATCCTTACTGATGCGAGATAGCACATATTGGGGATCATGTACAACATCAGCAAGGGCTGTTACTGCTGGGGCTTCAACTTCAAGCTGTCTCTGCCTAGCCTCTAGCTCTTGGATTCTTTTATTCTTTGCCTCTTCAGCATCACGATATTGCTGTGCCTGTTTAGCAATGGCCTCATCATATTTGCCTTTTGCCTCAAGCTCTTCCTGTTCTTTTTTCTGTTTGAAAGCAATCAAAGCATCTACATCAACATCTGGTGGTACAGCTTTTGCCGCTTCCTTTGCTTTTTTGTAGTCATCTAAAATCTCTCTGTTGCTTTTTCTGAGTGCTTCAACTTCTGCCATCAACGCTGCTGTATCTACAGGTGGATTTGGTTTGATTGGTTCGTCAGCCATAAATAAAAAATTTACAATTATTCACAATATTAGCTCCACTTTGTCTTGTCTGCCCAAAAAGCTGCCGACATTTTACCTTTGGCAATATTTTTAGCGTGTCTAGCCTTAAAACTCTTGCGTTTTGCTTTATCTGCCATGCTTTCGCCCTTTCTTGGTGGCTTTGTATCTGCCCCTTGTGCTCCAAACCTGATTAATTTAACTTTATCACCTTCTTTTGCAAGAACAACATGACTCTTTGTTGGGTGTGATGGGGTTCGTTTTGGTTTGTTGAAACCAGACAATCCAAACCTTTTTAGTCTAGGGTCACTCATTTGCCCTTCCTCTTCATTGCCATATTGTGTGCTTCAGTAAATGAAACCCCTTCTCTCATCTTACGTTTCATATATTCCATGTGAGCCTTTGTATGACCATGAGCTTTTTGGTGCTTTGCAAGTGTGTTCTTTTGTCTAGTAGTTAGCTTCATCTTCTTTTTTGATATTTGTTATAGATAGCTGCGTCTGCTGTTCTGGCTTTATCACCTCTCATATAGCTGTTTACTCTGCCCATAGCCCATGCACCCATAGGAACATTTCTTGATCCAGCAGAAAGATAAGCACCTTGTCCCTTCCGATAAACTTCTGCAAGTTCTCCATAAAAAAACTTAGTCCCATCAGCTTTTTTCTTGAGACTACCTTTTACTTTTTCGCTTAGTGGTTTTCTTCTTTTTGCCTGTGACATTTTGTTTGGTGCGTGATTTTGATACAGCTTTTATATCAATATACTCTCCTTTTCTATAAGCTTCGGCAGTTCGCTTTATTTCAGCCGCTTTCGCAGA